GCTAAGGCTTCGCGGCGCCGCGCCACTGGTGGGGTCGTTCCGGACCCACAGGAAGACCTGGAGCCGCAGGCCGTCGATGTCTTCATCACCGCGGATGGTGACGGCCTCGGCACGCCCAGTGCCGACGGCTCCGTCATCGAGATCCCGCACAGCGATGGCTCCGTAACAATCGATCTCGACCCCCGCCCGCAAGTCAAGACGGGCGGCGACAAATTCACCGACAACCTCGCCGATATCATCGACCGCTTCGAGCTGGGACGAATATCCTCAATGCTCCTCGACGGCATCGAGGAGGACGAGCAGGACCGCTCGGAATGGCTCGAACAGCGCGCCAACGGCATCGACCTCCTCGCAGTCAAGGTGGAGCGGCCCGCCCAGGGCGTGGTGGTCTCCTCGCCGTCACAGTCGCCGGGAATGGCCACCGTCAGGGATCCCATGATGCTGGAAGCGGTGACGCGCTTCCAAGCCAACGCCTACGCCGAGCTGTGTCCATCGGATGGGCCGGCGAAGGCCAGAAACTACGGCCCGGAGACCGGCGACGCCGACAAGCTCTGTGAGGACTTCGAGAAGGATTTCAACTTCTACCTGACCTCGGTGGCGACCGAGTACCAGCCCGACACTCGCAAGATGCTGTTCTGGGTGGGCTACGCGTCGGGGATGTTCAAGAAGGTCTATCGGTGCCCGCTGCGGAGGCGCCCGGTATCGGAAAGCGTCGACGGCGCCGATCTCATCCTGCCATCGAACGTCACCGACCTCAACAACGCCGGCCGCATCACCCACCGCATCCTGATGCGCCATTCCGTGCTGCGTCGGATGCAGCTCGTCGGGGCCTACCGCGACATCCCGCTGGGGACGCCCAACCTGGAGCCGACCACGCTGGAGGAGAAGAAGGCCTCCACCATCGGCATCTCCATCAAGCCGGACCGTCCGGAAGACCAGGACTACACGATCTACGAGTGCTATTGCGAACTGGATATCGCCGGCTTTGAGCACAAGGAGGGCGGCAAGATCACCGGCCTGCCGCTGCCGTACCGGGTCGTCATCGACAAGGATAGCCGGGAGATACTGGAGATCAGGCGGAACTGGCGCGAGGACGACGAGGATCAGCTGGCCCAGATTCCATTTGTCGCCTACAGCTACATCACCGGCATCGGCATCTACGGCCTCGGCCTGCTGCACTACCTCGGCAATATCACCATGGCGCTGACCGCGATGCTGCGGCTCGCCATCGACAACGGGATGTTTTCCAATTTCCCAGGCTTCCTGTTCACCAAGCCGGCTGGCCGACAGACCACCACGAATACCTTCAACGTTCCCCCGGGCGGCGGTGCCCCGGTCGACACCGGCGGACAGCCCCTCAAAGACGCTGTGCTGCCGCTCCCCTTCAAGGAACTGTCGGCGGCATTCGTGCAGCTCATCGGCCAGATCCGCGAAGTCGGCCAGCGCCTCGGTAACACCGCGGAGACGCCCGTCGGCGAAGGTAAGCAGGATGCGCCCGTCGGCACCACGCTGGCAATGATCGAGCAGGCCACCAAGATCGAGGGTGGCGTCCACAAGGCGCTGCACGCCGCGCAGGCCGAGGAGCTATCCAAGCTCAAGGAACTGTTCCGGGAGGATCCGGAGGCGCTGTGGCGCACCAACCGGCGCCCCTGCCTCGGGGCCGACAAGGCAACGCGGCTGGCCCGGTTCAAGCAAGCCCTGGAGACCTGCGATATTGTCCCGGTAAGCGACCCCAACGTTCCCAGCCACATGCATCGCCTCGCCAAGGCATCGAGCCTGCTGCAGATGGCGGGCGCCTATGGGCCCATGTTCAACATGCCGCAGGTGCTGATGCGCGCTGCGGCGATGATGAAGATCGACGACTTCCAGTCCCTGCTGGCGCCGCCGCAGCCGCAGCAGCCGGACCCGAGGATGATCTCCGCCATGCTGACGGCGCAGTTGAAGAAACGCCAGCTGGATATCGAGCAGCTCAAGCTGCTGGTCGGCGCCATCACCAAGCAGAAGGACCGCGAGAGCAAGGAGACCGTGGAGGCCCTGAAGGTCGCCGAAGCGCTGGCGCAGAACCCCGGAGCCGATGCGGTGGTGGATCAGCAGCTCCGTGAGATGGCGCCGCTGATCCATCCTGCCGGTAATGCACTGCCCGGGATGCCCGGTATGCCGCAGCAGCCTGGGATGCCGGGCATGATGATGTCGGACGGCGGTGAAGTGGAGGACGCCGATGAAGAGGATCACGGCGACGACATCGATAATCTTGTGGAGGCGTTTGACCTCATGGGTCAGATCGTGGCAGCGATCCGTGAGGCGCGGGAGGCCGAGTCGGAGGAGCCGGTCGCGCGACCACCACAGGAGATGCCGCCGTACTCCAGCATCTTCCCGAACGATGGCACAGTCCACTGAGGAGAGGGTAATTCGATGTCCTGGTTCACGAGCCTGAAGAACCGCTGCGAGAGCGCAGTGAAGAGCAAGCTGACGCGCCTTGGCGCAAGTCCGGGTCCGAATCCGATGCCGACCGATGGCCGCCGCAAAGGCTACGCCACCGGCGGCATGGTTGGACCCGACGTCGGCGGCGCCGACGGCATGGCGGCAAAGCCCAACCTGGGCCGCGCCGGGAGTGCCCGCACCAAGGGAGCTAAGGGAGCCAAGGGCAAGAAGGGCAAGAAGGGCGGCAGCAAGACCAACGTCAACGTCATTGTTGCCCCCAAGGAGAAGGCCGAGGCCGCGCCGACCGTTCCGCCGGTGCCGCCGGTGCCGCCAGTGATTCCTGGCCCTCCCCCAGCTGCCGTCGGAGCGCCTCCCCCGATGCCGGCCGGCCCCCCGCCGGAGCTGGCGGCCGCGCTTGGTGCCGGTGCCCCACCGATGCCGATGCCGATGCCGCCGCCGGGCGTCGGTGGTCCAGGACCGATGCCTCCCGGACCGCCTGACGCCGGTCCTCCGATGCCGCCGATCCCGATGCGTGCCAAGGGTGGCCGTGTCGACATGGACGCCGGTGCAGGCTCCGGTCCCGGGCGTCTGGAAAAGATTGAGGCCTACGGCTCGAAGCCGGGCAAGGCGGTGTCGGCATGAGCGCGCCCGATAGCGCTCCGGCGGAGGGGGGGGGCCCTCCGCCGCCCGACGGCTTCCGGGTCGTCAGGTGCCGCGACTGCAAGCACTGGGACCGGCGCTGGCCGACTTCCAATCACGCGGAGTGCATGCTCGCCAAGCGGTACTCGCTGGCGGGAATCACCCTGATCACCACCGATCTTGGGACCTGCAGCCAGGGGGAGGCGCGCTGAGTGTCTCCCAGGGGCCATGCACCGAAGGGTCGCTATACCTCTTTCGAGTCGGTCCTTCACGAACTCACGCAGGAGCGGATCTCGATGCTGATCGCCGAGATCGGCGCCCAGCTCGGAGACGGATCCGCGCGCAAGGCGACTGCCGGAGAAACCACAGCCGCCTACCATGAGGAGATCGGACGCATCCGCGGCTTGCGCGAAGCGCAGAATATATGTAACGAGGTCGCCACTGATTTGCGACGGGAAGGATAAGGTTCTGCGTGCCCTCCCATCTCACCACGGAGAGCACGCATGGCCCTGAAGGGCAACATCATCAAGCTGTCTGAGCTTGACGGTCCCGACGCGCAGAAGAAGCAGATCCTCGAAGACCTCGGCGACCTCGCGCAGTACGAAGTGCTGGACGAGGAGTGCATCATCGCCATCTACGCCGAGTCGAATGTTCTCAGCCGCATCAAGGACAACACCGGGAAGACCATCGAATTGGTCGGCACCCAGAACCGTGCCACCGAGTCCCGCTACCAGGGCAAGGCCGGACTGCTTGTGAAGATCGGGCCCCAGGCCTTCAGGTTCCACAACAACGGCCAGAACTACGAGGGCGTCATCCCGCGGTTCGGCGACTGGGTGGTGTCGTACCCGCAGGACGGCCGCGAGATCGCCTTGCGCCGCGCGGATGCGCCGTCCGGCCTGGAGTGGGTGACTTGCCGGCGCATCCACTGGCGCTCCATCTTCATGCGGGTCAAGGACCCCCGCGTCATCTATTGAGCCCGATTCCCTGCAACCCCTTACCGCTCTCTGGGGATAGACGATGGCTGAACGCGAGATGCTTATCGATGTCGACGACATCATCACCGATGTCGACGGCGCCTACGATCCCGACCTCGGGGTCCACAAGACCATCCCGGCGCGGAAGCCGGAGCCGAAACCGATCAAGCAGGCCGACTTGGATGCCTTGAGTCGCAGCCTGGAGTCGGAGCGCGTCGCCCGCACTCGCGCGGAAAGCGATGCGCAGCGCGCCTACGATACAGCCCGGCGCCTCGCCGGCAGGGCCACCGAGACCCAGGTGCAAGCCTACGGTGCTCATCTCGCCAAGGTCAATACCGACCTCGGCCGCATCACGGGCGCCATTGCTTCGACCAAGGGGCTCGCCGACGCCGCGGAGCGCGAGGTCATCGCCGCCGAGGCTGAGCTTGCCAACCCCGACCTCGACCCAAACTCCAGGGTTGTCATCGCTGAGCACGGGCCTTGCGCTCAG